AACTATTTCGTCTGTGTTGTCTTCTTCTCCATCTGCTCGTATTTCTTTATGCTGTAAAATAACATGTGAACCCTTAAAAGACTCCGCTATTTTCATCAAATTATCATCTTTTATCAATGTTAATTCATTTTCTGGAATATAGCCTTCTATTTGTTCTGTATTTTCATCTTGATATCTAACTAGACCAGATTGTAAAAAGCGGCATTTGTAAGTCTGTGCCTTTAACTTTGCGTTGTTAGTATTCGAATTATCTACCCTTACTAGGCTTTCTACTTTGTTTGATTTAAGTTCTCCCTTCATATGTAAAAAATTTATACTATCCCTTGACTTTATACCCTAAGTCTTTATTATTTTATTAATCCCCTCTTTACTGTTACATTTTTTTTATAAAAAAAACAAGAGCAAAATTTAACCATCATAAATAGGGATTGCTATACAATTACAATTATAGTCCTCTTGTGGATTATTTCTTGCTCCTGTGTTTTGGTTAGTAACTGGCGGATCATTAAAATAAAAAATTTGTTTATCTAGTTTTTTATGATCTGGTCTTGTTCTAATTCCTGATATACTCCACCTATACCTTTCTATTCCATTCTGTTTATATTGATTATATTTATAAGTTGATTGAAATAAATTTACTTCTTGCCTTGCTAAAAATTTTGCCTTTCTGTCTGATACTGCAAATTGATCTTTTATTATAGTTTGCAATTCTTTTGCTCTTATTCCACTTAATGCTGATTGCTCCACTAATTCTCTTAATCTAATAATTTCTTCTTTTACAAAATCTTGAATATATAAATTCATGTTTTGAGTAAAATTCTTATTCAATACATCTCTTTGAAAATCTGTAATTAAAATATTAATTCCTATTGATTTTTTAAGGCTTTTATCAAGATTTAAATTTAAATTATCAATTATTGAATTGCTCTCTTCTATAAATGTAAGCCCTTCTTTAATTTCTATATTATCAATAGCTTTTAGCATATTTTGAGCCATATATTCATAATTTTCTGCCGTTTCTGTAATTGCTACTTGTAAAGATACAGGCAAGTTAATTAAGTTTATTCTATAGCCTTTTATTCTGTTATCATATTTTAAACCTAACTCCCTTAATTGCCTTGTTATAGTTGCGTTAAAATCTCCCTTAATGATACCATCTGCAAATTGTATCCTGCCTGTTTTTATTCCTTTTGTTATTGCACTAACTGAGTTTTGTAATAAATAACTTGAATTGAAATATCTTTCTTTTGTTATTTCCATCTCCTTAATAATAGGCAAGAAAATAACATCAGTTAAATATTGTATTATTTTTTCTCTTATTTCTTTGCTATATTTATCTGGTAAAGTTACTGGCTTTAATAATTCAGGCATTTCATAATTATGCTGGTATTGCTGTTGGCGTGCCTAGCTCTAAACAAGATAATACTACACTTGTTACAGTTGGAGATTGCTCTACTATTGCTATATAGTTAGGTATAGAATCAAAAGTACCATTTTGACTATCTGCTTCTAATAAACTCATTTTAGTTCCAATATTTGATAATTGTAGCCCTGTTGGTACTTCTTCAGAACCATATATTGATATTGTACCTCCTATAGCTAAATATCTAGGATTTAAAGCCTCGCCTAGTCCTGATGGAGATTTTAAATTTACTTGATATAAATTATCTAATAATATTTCTTGTTGGTAATTTTTAAGCATTTTTTTATATAGTTAGTTGTTAATTTATTAATCTGTTGTTGTTGTATCCAAATCTAGTTTAGGTTTGCTAGGCGGTGGCAATGGGAAGTCTTTTGAATCTCCTTTTAATTCATTTCTAAAAATTTCCTGCATATTTACCTCCTCTATTACTTCGTTGGAAGTAATAAGCCCTCTATCATATAAAGATAAAGTATTGTTTAATTTTGCACCCTTTACATTTTCTTCTTGTTCTGCACTTAACATTCTCAAGGCAGGGTATTTAATATTGACATCCTCTGGAATAAATCCAAATAATTTTTGGCTAATCAATTTTACTATTTGAATAATTATATGATCATATTTCCCTCTAATTTCACTTTCTATCATAGAGTTATAATTTTCTATATCGTCTTCTCCACTATTAAAACCACTAGCAGATAATCCAAATATTTTAGTTAATGGCATTTTTAAATCTGCTGCTATTTGTATTCTAATTTGTTGTAACATTTCAGATAAACCAGTAAAATTCATCTGTTTTTGTTCGTATGTGTCTAAATTATCTTTTACTATAGCATGGTTATAATTTTTCGTTCTGTTGGTAAGTTGTAATTGTTTAACTACATTATCTGTAGTTTGTGGATTAATTAAAGATTGATTGAGCCCTTCTATTCCAAAAACATCTATTTTAGCCTCGTCTAGTAATTCAAAAATTAAATCTTGATTTTTTAAATATTGATTAATTGATCTAATCGACCTTTCTATTACACTCATACCCCATCCTCTTAATTGCATCCTTGCAAGAGATGGAGCTCTTTTTCCTTTTGTTATTAATAGCCTTGTTTTATCTATTTCTTGCCCATATACAAAAAATTTATCTTCTATTCCTGTTTTTACATATGGTTTTTTTTCTGCATATCTTTGTGAGTTTGTTTTATTTAATTCCCATAAATCCGCTGCATAAAATTCTAGCATAGAATATTTATTTATTGCATTTACATTCAAAGGGCTGTTGGCTTTTCCTATAGTATTAATAATCATTGCACCCCCTCCGTACAATCTATCCCACTTACCAAGATCTATTAATTCTTGTATAATATTATGTTCTTTAATATATGCATTTATATCTCTTATATTTTCTGCATCTAGTTCTCCGCTTTCTATTTCAAAGCCTCCTCTGTAAGCATCTTCTATTGGCTGGTCTATTAATGTTTGAATTACTCCGTGCGTTGTGTATGCATAGGTTAAAGTTGGCCAATCGTTACTAATAAAATAATTTCTATTATTTTTCATTAGTGTAGCGGTTTGTGATAGTTGCACCCCAAATTCTTGACTAAATCCTAACATTGTAGCCATCTGAGACATGCTATTTTTTAGCAATCTATCATCTAGAGATATATTTTTTTTATTATTTTTTTTAGCTGCCATTATAATTCAATTTCTAATTTTTGCCCTTTCTTTTCAGCAACTAGCATTTTAAGATTGTTTATTAGTCCTTTTTTAGGGTTTTTAGAATTGTTAAGGCTCTTATTTAATGCTATTCTTGAAATTCCTATAAATTCAGCAAATTCTTTCTGCGTGATTTTGTGTTCTATTAATTTTTCTTTAACATTAATTGACATATCCCAATGTGTTGCGTTCCCTTTTTTAATATATAAATATTTTACTTATTTAATCAATAAATAATTATTCTATAAAATATCTAAGCTACTGACTTTCTTTGCAATATAAGGACTTAAAGCGTATCTTATTGAGTCAATACAGTGGTCAAATCCAGCTTTATCATCTACTAATGGTAAAATTTCTTTTGTCTCCTTATCAACTTTGTAAGAATAATTCTGCAATTCTAATATAGTTCTTTTGCATCTAGGATTTACTATTATTTTCTTAAAACTTTTTATATATTCAATTCCATCTTTTATTGTGTTTGTGCTTTTTTTAATTGCTGCTTTTATATTAAAACCCTGTCTTGATAAATAACTTATAGTATCTGGTCTTGAGCTGTCGCCATAAATTAGCCAACTTTTACTACCTTCTATTTCTTCAAATAATTTTGGTATATTATCTATTTGCGTGTGATAGCCTACTGCCTCCTGATCTATATATAAACAATCATTCATTATAAAACATCTTATTAAAACAGTTGGATCATTTGCAAAGCCCCAATCTGCACCATAAAAAAACCTGCTATTTAGCATATTATTTAATTCAGGCGTTTCAAATTCTGCTACTTCATAACAATTAGAAAATATTATTTCTTCTGGATTGCCTATTGGAATTCCTCCGTATTCATGTTGGTAAGCTTCAAAATTATTTTTTTTCAATCTTTCTGCATCTTTAAAAAACTTCTCTCCTAGCCATTCAATAGCTACTTGTTGATAATTGCTATGATGAATCAATCTTTCTTCATTTTCTGTTGTAAGCTCTTTATTTACCCAATGATAAGGATTTCTAGGTGGATTAAATGTAAAAAACTCTACAAATTTATTACCTCCTCTAAGTGCTGATTGTTTTACACTTCTTATTTCTTCCATTCCAGAATATTCCTCCCCTTCCTCAAACCATAAGAATTTAAAATATCCTTGCCTTACTTTTATTGATTTTAACTTGCTAGGCTCATCTAGTCCTCTCATAATTATTTTTTGCCCTGTTGGTAAATATGTTATTTCTGCTGGGCTTTTAATATGATCAAAATATTGTGATACTTCCAACAAATCTATTGCAAATAATAAAGTCTGTAATACTGAGCCTCTTAATGTGTTTGCTGTTTTTCTAATAACTAAAGCATTACTATTTTTATCATTAATTAATCCTAGTATAATTTGTATTGCTGCAAAGCTAGATTTTGTTGACCCTCTGCCTCCTTTTAACCAATATTCAGAATATTTCTCTTGTTTTATGTCTTTATGTACTTGATGAAATTGCTCTGATATTTTAGCACTTAAACAAAGCTTATT